CCGCGATCTCGGTGATCACCGAGGAACTCGCGCGGTTCTCGTCGCCGAACGCCGAGGCGCTCGTGCGGCAGGGCCTCATCGAGGCCTTGCAGGAACGGCTCGATATCGACTTCATCGATCCTGACAAGGCGGCGGTCACCAACGTCTCGCCGGCCTCGATTACCAACGGCGTGTCGCCGCTGACGGACACGACCGACTCCGAGACCGACATCAAGAAAGTCTTTGACGCGCTCGCGGTGGCAAAAATCTCACCGGCCGGCGGGCACTGGATCATGCCTGAACAGGTGGCGACCAGTCTGGGCATGACGCGCAATGCGCTCGGCCAGTTGCTGTATCCGACGGTGACGCCGAGCGGCGGCACGCTCGTTGGGTATCCGGTCGTGACGTCGCAGTACGCGTCGTCGCTCGCCGGCTCCCCCGCGGTCAATGTCGTGATCTTCGTCGTGCCGCGCGAGATCTACCTGAGCGACGACGGCAGCTTCACGGTCGATGTCTCGCGCGAGGCGTCGATCGAGATGGACAGTGCGCCGACCGGCGACTCGGGGACGCCGACCGGCGCCTCGGTCGTGTCGATGTGGCAGACCAACAGCCTGGCGCTGCGGGCCGAACGGCAGATCAACTGGGCGCGGCGGCGGAACGCGGCGGTCCAGTATTTCACCGGCGTCGCCTGGACCACCTAGCATGGGCCGCTTCGAGACGATGCCCGTGATCGCGCTCGTCGATGTCGTCCACGACGGGACGCCTTACCAGGCCGGCGCGGTGTTCACCGTGCCGGCCCGTGTGGCGGTGCGCTTGCTGATGACCAGGCAGGTCAAGGCGGCGCCGAAGGGATCGGCGCCGACACCGGTCGCGGCGCCCGTCCCTCCCACACCCGCGCGGCCGCCCGCCGATCGCCCCGCGAAGGATCGGCCGCGATCGTCAGGGGAGCGGTCGACCCGCAGCAAGCTCGGTCCCGGTGTGCCGAGCGAGTCCCCGACGACGGCCGCGCCTGACGCCGCGGCCGCGGAGGACCGGACCTATCAGCGTCGCGATCTCGTGCCCGAGGAATGAGCCTCGTCCCGGCCTTCGTCACGCGTGCCTGGTCGCGACTGGTCACGAAGCGCCTCGCGCCGCGGCCGCTCCGCTCGTCAGCCGGCCGCGGCGGCTGGACGTCGGTGCGGACGGACGAACCGTACGCCGGCGCCTGGCAGCAGAACATGGCGCAACAGCCGGAGACGCTGCTCGCCTACTACGCGGTCTATGCCTGTCAGACGCTCATCGCCAACGACATCGCGAAGATGCGGCTCAAGCTGGTGCAACAGGACGACGACGACATCTGGATCGAGACCGAGAGTGCGAGTTTCAGCCCGGTCCTACGCAAACCCAATCACTACCAGACGCGGGTGCAATTCTTTCAGTGGTGGATGACGAGCAAGCTGGCGCACGGCAACACGTACGCGCTGAAGCGGCGCGATGCCCGCGGCGTGGTGACCGCCCTCTATATCCTCGATCCGACCCGCGTGCGGCCGCTGGTCGCCCCCGACGGGAGCGTGTTCTACGAGCTCACCCCCGACAGCCAGCAGGACCTGGCCCCGCGACGCGAGCCGGTGATCGTGCCGGCGCGCGAGATCATCCACGACGTGTGCTGCCCGCTGTATCACCCGCTGGTCGGCGTCTCGCCGATTTTCGCGTGCGGGATCTCGGCCTGGCAGGGGCTCCAGATTCAGGGCACGAGTTCGAAGTTTTTCGGGTCGGGGGCAAAGCCGAGCGGCGTGATCCTGGTGCCGGGCCAGATCGACCAGCGGAGCATCGACGACTTGAAGGCGTTCTGGCAGACGGAGTTTACCGGCGACAACGCCGGGCATGTCGCCTTCCTCTCGGAAGGCATGAAGTACGAGCCGATCACGATGTCGGCGGTCGATGCGCAGTTGATTGAGCAACTCAAGTTCACCGGCGAGACCGTCTGTGCCTGCTATCACGTCCCGCCGTACATGATCGGGATTGCCCCGCCGCCGAACTACAACAACATCGAGGCGCTCAGTCAGCAGTACTACGCGCAGGCGTTGCAGATTCACATCGAGGCGCTCGAGCTCCTGATGGACGAAGGGCTCGCGCTGCCGGATCCGTACGGGACGGAATTTGAGCTCGACGATCTCCTGCGGATGGACACGGCGACGTTGATCGACGCGGAGAAGAACGCCGTGGGCGCCGGGATCAAGTCGCCGAACGAGTCGCGCGCGCGGCTGAATCTCAAGCCCGTCGTCGGTGGCGAGACCCCGTACCTCCAACAGCAGAACTGGAGCCTCTCGGCGCTGGATCGGCGCGACAGTGACACGGCGCCGCCCTCGCCGCCGGTCCCCGCGGCACCGGCGCCGGCCGTGGGGGAGAAACACCTGTCCCGCGACGAGGTCACGACGGACGTGCGGGAGTTCTACCCCGCGGCGTGGGAGTGGAAGCGCGCGGCATGACCCACGAGGATGTCCGCACGATCGTGACGGCGCTCGTGCCCCTGGTCCGGCAGTCGATCGAGACCCTGCTCGAGCAGGAACGGATGGCGGGTGCGATGGCCTTGAGCACCGCGCTGGAACCGATGCGGGAGCGTCTGATGGCCGTTGAAGCGCGGTCGGCGGTCCCCGGTCCCCCTGGGCCGCCTGGCGCGCGTGGGGAGCGTGGCGAGGCTGGACCGCTGGGCCTCGGTGAACGTGGCCCTCAAGGCGATCCTGGGCCTCCCGGCCTTGCTGGGCGGGATGGCCGTGACGGCCTGCCCGGCGAGAAAGGCCTGATGGGCGAGCGCGGCCCGCACGGCGAGACCGGCCCGGTCGGACCTGTCGGGCCGAGCGGCCCGTCCGGGCGCGACGGCGTGAATGGTCTGCCCGGCGCGCCTGGTGAGAAGGGCGTGAACGGTCGCGATGGGACAGATGGCGTCGATGGGCTCGGCTACGAGGATCTCGGCGTGGAGCTCCTCGAGGATGGACGGACCATGACGGTCACCGCCAGGCGCGACGGGCGTGTCCGCGAGATCGGCCGGATCAAGTGGGCCGTGCCGCAGTTCAAAGGCACATGGGCCGGCGCGACCCATGAGCCGGGCGATCTGGTGGTGCATGACAAATCGACGTGGTGCTGCCGCGTCGCGACCACGGCGCGGCCGGGTCAGTCGACCGATTGGCAGTTGGCCGCCGGACGCGGAGGCCCCGGTCCGCGTGGGGAGGCCGGCAAGGATGGCCGCGACGGGCGCGACCTGGTGGCGATGGATACGACCGGCCGGAAGTGGTGACATGGCGCTCGTGACGCTCGAGGAGGCCCGCCGACAGGTTCGGGTGCTCATTGGTGAACACGATGAGGACCTGCAGCACTTCATGCGGACGGCGGAAGAAATCGTGATCGATCTGGTGAAGCAGCGGCGGGTCGATGGCGAGGCCTGGGCCGCGGAGGTGGCATCGTGGGACATCAACGCCTCCCCGCCGGTGGCGCCGCCGTTTCGCGTGGTCCAGGCGGTGTTGATGCTGACGGGGTATTACTTCCGGTACCGGGGCGACGACTTGGCGAACGAACAGCCGAAGCAGGAATACGGCGAGGTGATGCGGGCGGTCACGAACCTCCTGTATCGCTTGCGCGATCCGGCGCTGGCGTAGGGGTGCCGCGGCTGTGGCCAGAGAGTCTCATCGTCTGTCTCGGGACCGGGCCGAGTCTGACGCGGGCCGATGTCACGCGGGTGCAGGGGCAGCGGGTGATCGCGATCAACAACGCGTATCAACTCGCGCCGTGGGCAGATGTGCTCTATGCGTGTGATGCGAAATGGTGGCGGTGGCACCACGGCGCCGAGGGCTTCCTCGGCCGCATGTACACCCTCGCGCCAGGCGTCGCGGAGTATCCCGAGGTGCAGGCGTTGACGAACACCGGGACGACGGGACTCGAGACGGATCCGCGGGGGCTCCGGACGGGCCACAACAGCGGCTATCAGGCGATCAACCTGGCCGTCCATCTGGGCGCGCGGACGATCGTGCTGCTCGGGTATGACATGCAGGGCGATCACTACTTCGGCCGGCATCCCGACGGGACGAAACCGCCGTTCAATCGCTGTCTCGCCGCGTTCGCCTCGCTCGTCGACCCGCTCGCCGCGCTCGGTGTCTCCGTGATCAATTGCACGCGGCAGACGGCCGTGACGTGCTTTCCGCTCGAGGCGCTCGACGAGGTCGTGCCGTGCTGAACGTCGTCACCTGGCTCTGGCGGGATCGCGGGTACCGCTCGACGTTCACGCCGGCGCATGTCCACACGCTGTACACGATGGTCGCGCGGCACTATCCGCACCCGTTTCAGCCGGTGTGTGTTACCGACGATCCGACCGGCCTCGATCCCGCGATCCGCACGGTGCCGCTGTGGCCCGATCATCGCGGGCTGCTCAGCCCGCACGGCGGTGGCAATCCCGGCTGCTATGAACGGCTGCGCGCCTTCGCGCCGGAGGTGCGCGAGGCGCTCGGCCCGCGCTTCGTGTCGATTGATCTGGACGCGGTGATTGTCGGTGACCTCGCACCGCTCTGGCAGCGGCCGGATCCGTTCGTCATCTGGCACCTGCCGATGGCCACGGCGCGCCGCCAGAGTCTCTTCAACGGCTCGATGTGGCTGCTCGAGACCGGCGCGGCTCCTGAGGTGTGGACCCGGTTTGGCGGGGAGGCCTCGGCGCTCGAGGCGTATCGCGCCGGCTGTGATGGGAACGATCAAGGCTGGATGCAATACGTGCTGGGCACGGCGCCGGGCTGGACC